CTCTTTGTATCAATATGGTCAAAAGGTTATTCGTGGTGAATATGATGACCCATCTTTTTTTATGGCTTGGTGGGAAGCATCTCTTGAATCAGACCACCGTGACCCTGAGACTTGGAAACTTGCCAATCCTGCATTTGGTGATTTGAACTCTATTGAAGATTTTGAATCTGCTGTTAAGAGAACACCTGAAGCTGAGTTTCGTACTAAGAGAACTAACGCTTGGGTTTCATCTCAAACAGCGTGGTTGCCTAATGGCGCTTGGGAATCAAGAATTATCAAGAAAGATATTGATAAAGATGTTCCAGTTATTTTAGGTTTTGATGGTTCGTTTTCTGGTGATGCTTCTGTAATTATGGGTGTAACTATTGAGGATGAACCTCACGTCTTTCTTGTAGAGGCTTGGGAAAAACAACCAAACGATTCTGATGAATGGCGAGTTGATTCTTTAGAAGTTGAAAACGCAATCATTGAAGCGTGTCAAAGATATAACGTTAAAGAGATTGCTTGTGACCCTTTCCGTTGGCAGAGAAGTATGCAAGTTTTACAAGATGCTGGTTTACCTGTTGTTGAATGGCCCTCAACTTCTGCTGCTCGTATGATTCCAGCTTGCGCAAAGTTTTATGATGCAGTTGTTGGGGAAAAACTTACGCAAGATGGTTCACCTCTTTTAACAAGACATATCTCAAACGCTGTTGTAAAGATAGACAGACTTGGGCCAAGGATTGTTAAAGAACACAGAGGCTCACCTAGAAAGATAGATGCCGCAGTTGCTAGTATCATTGCTTTTGATAGGGCAACAGTTTCACGCAATGATTCTGAACCTCTAGTTCCAGAATTTTTCTTTTAGGAGATTTTTTGATTCCATCAATCATCCAAGCAATCGGACTTCTAGTAGTTTCTTTTGGTATTGGACTTATATATGTTCCAGCAGGTATAACAGTATTAGGTGTTTCTTGTGTTTTAGTCGGTCTTGCGCTTGAGAGAGGTAAATAATGTTAGGTAATCTTTTCGGTCAAAACGAAAATCGCGCAATATCATTTCAATCTATTTGGGGTGCAGGCGATACTTTCGCTTTTACAACTGAGTCAGGCGCAAATATAGACGAATCAACGTCTATGAGTATTGGTGCTTTTTACGCTTGTGTTCTTTTAATTTCTGACACTATTTCAACACTTCCAGTTGATGCTTATATTCGTAGAGATGGAAGTCGTGTTCCTTATCGCCCAAGACCTGATTGGGTTGTTAAACCAGATGTAAGTTTATTAAGAAGCGAACATTATCAACAAGTTCTTATTTCACTTTTACTTGATGGCAACTCTTTCACTCGTATTTATCGTGATGGTCGTGGAGATGTTGCAAACCTTGTTTGCCTTGACCCTTTAAGAGTACAAGTTCAAAGAAATCCTAGAACTCGTGAAATTGAATATTTAATTGACAACGGTGAAGCAGGTGTTGTTCCTGCAAGAGATATGTTGCACATTACTGAAATCCGTAAACCTGGTGCATTGCGCGGTACTTCAAGAGTTAATGAATTAAAAGAAAACCTAGGACTTGCTTCAGCGTTGCAATCATTCGCTGCACGTTTCTTTGGTCAAGGTGCAACTACACAAGGAATCATTGAGTTCCCTGGTGCTTTAACTCGCGAGCAAGCTAAAGATTTACAAGCAGGATTTGATAATGCACATAAAGGCTATAAAAAATCACACAAGACTGGTGTTCTTTCTGCTGGTGCTAAATATGTTAAAACTGGTGTAAATCCTGACGAAGCACAAATGCTTGATTCACAGAAGTTTGTTGTTGAATCAATAGCCAGAATGTTCCGTGTACCACCTCATATGATTGGTGTTACAACACCTGGTGCGCAATCTTATGCCTCAGTTGAACAAAACAATATTCAGTTTGTTGTTCATACTTTAAGACCATACATTGAAAAAATTGAATACGCTTACTCAATACTTTTACCAACAGAAGCATTCTTAAAGTTCAACGTTGATGGATTACTTCGCGGTGATTACACAACAAGAATTCAAGGTTACTCAATTGGTTTACAAGCAGGTTTTTATTCCGTAAATGACGTTCGCAGATTTGAGGACTTAAGACCTGTTGATGCAGGAGACCAATTCCGTGTACCTCTAGCAAATATTAACTTGGCTGAAGCAGATGTTGTTGAACAAGACAAACGTGTCCAAATGGCTACAAGACTTGTACAAACAGGCTTTGACCCAGCAAGCGTTCTTTTAGCTCTTGGACTCCCAGCAATCACACACACAGGTGTTCCATCTACACAATTACAACAGGTTGCCCAAATTGATGCACAAGACCCAGCAAGTGTTTACAAGGTAGATTAAATGGGGCAATTACTTTCAGGTCAATTGGCTGTCGGTACAGCAGCAACAAGAATTGATGGTCAGTCAAATAATCCTGTAATTTTACATATTCATAACAATGACAACACAGATAATCTTTACATTGGAAACGAATCTGTAAGTTCTACTACAGGAATGATTATTCCTAAATTAGATTCTATTGAACTAACTTTGCATCAAGGAAATACAATTTGGTGCATATCAACAAAAAATAACCATTCTGTTAGTTGGATTGCGCAGGTTCTCTAATGCCTTATTTCATAACTGATTCATCACCTGACTGTTCAGGCTGGGCAACAATAAAAGAAGATGGCGAAGTTATTGGTTGCCACACAACTAAACAAGATGCAATTGACCAGATGGTTGCTGTTTCTATTGCTGAAGAAATTGAACCAGGTGGAGAACGTGCTAAACCAGATGAATTAAAAGAGGGCGATTTTGTATCTTGGAATTCTAGTGGTGGTCGCGCTCGTGGTCGTATCGAATATGTTATGAAAGAGGGAACTCTTGGTGTTCCTGAATCAGATTTTTCTATTAAAGCTACACCTGATGACCCTGCTGCTTTAATCAGAATTTATAGACCACAAGGTAATGGTTGGAGTGAGACAGAAACTTTAGTTGGTCACAAATTTTCTACATTAACTAAGATTGATGATTTACCTGAGAACACTTCAGATGATGACCAAGAACGTCAAGTAAATATAGCTCCACCAGCTTATATGCGTGAAGCTGCTCGTAAAGGTCTTGAATACAATCGTCAAGGTTTTGGTGGAGACGGTTTAACTGATAAAACTAAACAAGAAGCAAGAGATATGGCTGATGGTCGTGTGTCTGAGGATAAGTGGCGCAGGATTGCTCCTTGGATTGCTCGTCATCTTGTTGATTTAGATGCGCCAAAGAATAGTAATTCTGATGACCCAGAATATCCTGGTGCTGGGCTTGTAGCTCATTTACTTTGGGGAAGTGGCCCATCCAAACTTGCAGCGCAAAGAACTTTAGATTATGCCCAAAAAGTTGTTAATCAATTAGATGCCGAAGAAAATAAATCTAGGTGGTTAAGTATCAATGTAAAATCAAATAAGACAGATAAGGAAAACAACGTGAATAAAGTTGAAAGACGTATTAAAACAGATGTTGATTTTGAATTAAGAGTTGAAAACGCTGAAGCAGATGGTATGAGATTTACTGGTTATGCCGCAGTATTTAACAGCGACTCTGAGCCACTTCCTTTTATCGAACGAATTATGCCAAACGCTTTCAAACGTTCACTTAAATCACGCAACGAAGTAAAACTTTTCAAGAATCATAATATGGATGAAGTGCTTGCATCTACTCGCTCAAAAACTTTAAGACTTACAGAAGATTCAAAAGGTTTGCTTGCTGAAGCAACTTTGCCTGATACAACAGCAGGTCGAGATTTGGCTGTGCTTATGAAACGTGGAGATGTTCACGCAATGTCTTTTGGTTTCTCAGTACCATCTGGCGGAGACTCTTGGTCTGCTGATGGAACAACAAGAGAATTAAAAGAAATTCGTTTACACGAAGTTTCTATTGTTACAGGATTTCCAGCATACGAAGCAACAACTGCTTCAGTTCGTTCATTAGATACCTTGGCACAAGTCCTTGGTATGGATGCCGATATGTTGGATTTTGTTATTGGAAAACTTGAGGATGGCGAACCATTATCAGGTGACCAAGCAGATTTAATAATAGAAATTGTTTCAAAATTACGAAAGGACTCACCAATGGCTGATGCGCAACCTATTGAGCCAATCTCAATGATTGACGAAATCGTGAAAGACGAACTAGCTTCACTAGAAATCAAACGTAAGCATCTTGATTTACTTTTCAAGGCGACTCACAATGGATAAGGCAAAAGTTAAAGACGCAATTCTTAAAACAGCAGGTTATCCAGAAGCAGGAATCATTGCTGATTTAGCAGATGCTATGGCTGAAGCTGTAATCAATATTGATAAACCTGTTGAAACAAAAAAGTTTGAACCTGTTAAAGAAACAAGAATTCAAGAAGTAAAAGAGATACGTTAAAAGTTTGTTAGACTAATGGTGGTTGCGTGGATGCCACCACCATTTTTACTGTCGAGTGAGCCTCGCAGATTACATAAACACAAATCAATCCTATAAGGAGATTCAGAATGTCTGAATACATTAAACAACAGCACGAAGCACGTCAAAATGCTTGGGCAGAAGCCAAAGCACTTCTTGACGGAGCAGCAGCAGAAAAGCGCGATTTAACTGCTGAGGAAAATGCAAAATACGAACGTATTTCTGCTGACCTAGATTCACGCGCAAAGGTAATCGAAACCTTAAAAGCAGATGCAGAACGCGAAATGCGCGCTGCTGAAGCAATGAAAGGTTTAGAAAACCAAGCACGCCCAGTTGCAGAAGTACGCAACGAAAAAGATGATGCAGAAGCAATCCGTGCTATGGCACGCGGTGAAATCCGTTCATACGATTTCGAAAAGCGTGATGTAACTAAGGGTTCAACTGGTTCACCAGTTCCAACTTCTTTCTATAACCAAGTAATTATGTTGGCTAGAACAGTTGGCCCAATGCTAGAAACCTCAACCATCTTGAATACAGCAGGTGGCGAAAACCTACAAATTCCATCATTGAGTGCATACTCAACTGGAACTGTAACTTCAGAGGGCAACGCAATCGGAGAATCTGACCCAACATTCAACAACTTCGTAACTCTTGGTGCATTCAAGTACTCATTCTTGACCCAAGTTTCACGCGAATTGATTGAAGATGCTGGCGTAGATATTCTTGGTTTCTTAGCAACTCAAACAGGTAACGCAATGGGTTACGCAGTAAACGCTGCATTAACTACAGGTACAGGTACTGTAGAACCAAATGGTCTAGTCAATAGAGCAGGTTCTGCTGTAACTGGAACTGCATTAAATCCAACTGCTGATAACTTGATTGACCTTGTTTACAGCATTGACACAATGGGTCGTAGACTTCCTGGAACTGGTTTCCAAATGAATTCTTCATCTATTGCAAACGTGCGTAAGTTGAAAGATAACGCTGGACAATACTTGTTCACACCATCTCTTTCAGCAGATGCTCGCGACTTGCTACTTGGATACCCAATATTCGAAAACCCAGCAATGGCATCAGCAGCATCAGCAGCCAAGCCAGTTATCTTCGGTAACTTGCCAAGCTACTATGTTCGCCAAGTTGGTGGATTGAAGTTAGACCGTTCAGATGATTTCGCTTTCTCATCTGATTTGGTAACTTTCCGTGCAACATTCCGTGTTGATGGAAACTTAATCCAAACAAGTCACGTTAAATACTTCAAGTCAGCAAACTCCTAATCCGAGTCTGATTTGAAAAATCGTCTGGGACACGGAGCGCAGGCCGTGTCTCAGACATAACTCGTCTCCCATCTGTAATAAGGTGGGAGACACCCTGCGTTCTTATGGAGTCCTGCGTGAATCGTGAACAAAAAAGAGCTTTAGCAAAACAAAACAAAAATGTACAAAATGTTGTACAACACCCAAGACGAATACTCTGGGTTTCTAATGCACCTTGGGCTGCGACTGGTTATGGTCAGCAAACTGCTCAAGCGATAACAAGACTTAAAGCAGATGGCAATGAAGTTGCTGTTGCTGCAAACTATGGTTTAGAGGCATCTGCAACTATGTGGAACTCTCCTGCTGGTGGAATCCCTGTTTATCCAAGAGGGATGGAGCAATGGTCTAATGATGTTATTCCTGCACATATGCACGATTGGTCTCAACGTGATAAAGATGCTGAACATTTGTTGATGACTTTGTTTGATGTTTGGGTTTTCAAAGGTGAAAAGTGGGCAGAGTTCCCTGTTGCTTCTTGGACTCCGATTGACCACGTTCCTGCACCACCTGAAGTTGCTGCTTGGTGTCGTTTACCTTTTGTTTATCCAATTGCTATGAGCGAATTTGGTAAAGCAATGTTAGAGAATGTTGGAATTGAATCTTGGTATGTTCCTCACGGAATTGAAAAAGTTTTCAAACCAACTCCAACTTTCAAAACAATAAATGGCGATACTTTTACTGGTCGAGAATTTATGAAAATTAGTAAAGATAAATTTATTGTTGGAATGAATGCAGCCAATAAAGGTGTGTCACCTGTTCGTAAAGCGTTTGGTGAAAATCTTTTGGCTTTTTCTATGTTTGCTAAAAAGTATGATGATGCAGTTTTGTATTTGCATACTGACCCATCTGGTTCTATGGGTGGAATTAGATTGACTGATTTAATTTTGTCTTGTGGTATTCCACTTGAGAAAGTTATTTTCCCTGATGCTTATTTGTTAAGAGCTGGAATAAATCAAGAAATTCTTGCAGCCATATATTCTGATATTGATGTTTTATTAGCAACAAGTATGGGTGAGGGTTTTGGTATTCCGACTGTTGAAGCGCAAGCGTGTGGTACTCCTGTTATTGTTTCCGATTTTGCTGCTTCTGCTGAACTTTGTGCAGAAGATGGTTGGAAAATTGGCGGTCAGCCTTATTGGGATGCGCCACAGAAGTCTTGGTTTCATATTCCATCTGTTCCAGAAATAGTTGATGCTTTAACACAGGCGTATAACAGAGGTCGTGGTACTTCTCAAAAGGCTGTTGATTTTGCTAAGCAATATGATGCTGATTTAGTTTACGAAAAGCATTGGAAACCTACTTTAGACAGCATATTTGCCAGAGTGGCTTCTGATGCCTCTAAAAAGGCTTAAAAGGGCAAAATTAACGAACTTAATGATTGGGGATAAGTAACTTGATACCAGCAATGATTGTGCCTGTTTTAACAAGATATGACCTATTAGACAGGATGATTGGGTCAATTAACTATGCAGTTAAAGACTTAATCATTATTGATAATGGGGCAAAACAGACTGATTGGTCACCAACTTGGAATCAATGGGTGTCAAAAATCTGGCATTTGAAGTTTCCAAGCAATCTTGGTGTCCCTGTTTCTTGGAATCTTGGAATTAAATCACTTCCTAACAGCGATTACTGGTTAATTGCAAACTTTGATATTGAATGGGGTGGCGATTCATTAAAACTTTTTGCTGAAAAATCAAATCCTCATACATTATTGCTTTCTAATGGAAGTCCTGAATGGTGCGCTTTTAGTCTTGGGTCAAAAGTTGTTCAAAAGGTTGGACTATTTGATGAATCTTTCGTTCCAGCCTATTTTGAGGACACAGATTATGAACGCAGAGCCGAATTTGCTGGTTGTAACATAGAACGTTCATTTATTCCTGTTGCTCACGACAATTCTTCAACACTTAAAGCTGGATTTCATAGAGAAAACGATTTAAGTTTTGCAGCAAACAGTCAATATTTCACTTCAAAGATAAATAATCAAGATTTTTCTGAGGGTAAATGGGATATTAAACGAACCAGACAATTAGGTTGGCACATTTGAGCCATCAAGAACAGGTAAATTTTTTTACAAACGTATTTAACAAACATAAAGATAAATTTATTGATAAAAACATAATTGAAATTGGTTCTTTGATAATAAATGGTTCATTAAGAGATATTTTTTTACAGCCTAAAAGCTATCTTGGCGTAGATATTGGCGCAGGCCTTGGAGTTGATTTAATTTCAAGAGGTCACGAAGTAGAATTTCCTAATGATTCTTTTGATGTAGCTTTATCTGCTGAATGTTTTGAACACGACCAACATTGGGTGCAAACTTTTCAAAAAATGATTGATTTAGTAAAACCAAAAGGAATGATTGTTTTTAGTTGTGCTACAACTGGGAGAGCAGAGCACGGAACGCTTGCAACTGACGCTGGGTCAAGCCCTTTTACTATCAACTATTATCGGAATCTAACTCAAGACGATTTTGAAAAACATTTTGATTTTGATGACTTATTTGTAGAATATGGTTTTGGAGTAGACCCTAATCACCACGATTTATATTTTTGGGGTCAGGTTTCTTAGTCTAAACTAGGGCTAAGACTTAGGAGTTATTTTGGCTATAACAAATGGCTATGCCTCACTCAACGAAGTGAAAGCAGCCTTACGCATCACAGACTCTATTGACGATTCTCTTTTAGAGATGGCAATTGAATCTGCATCAAGACTTATAGACGGATATGCAGCACGCCAATTTTATTCATCTGGAACTGCTACAAGATACTTTGTTGCCCAAGATGATTTTGTTGTAGAAGTAGACGACCTTGCAAATGGAACAGTAACAATCACAACAGCTCAAGACGCTGATGGTGTTTTTGATACAACTTGGGGAACTGATGATTACCAACTTGAACCTTTGAATGGTGTTCTTGATGGCATTCCTTGGCCTTTCACAACAATCCGTGCTGTTGGCGACTACCTATGGCCTATTGAGGGTGGAGAAGCGTTAATCAAAGTTCAAGGAACTTATGGTTGGCCATCTGTACCTATCGCAATTAAACAGGCTTGCGTTATCCAGTCATCAAGGATTTACAAACGTTTAGACAGTCCATTAGGTGTTGCAGGCTTTGGCGACCTTGGTGCTATCCGTGTTTCATCACAACTTGACCCAGACGTTGCACAACTTGTAATGCCTTACAGAAGATTGAGAAACTTTATTTAATGGCATCCGTATCCTCAATTAGAACTGGTCTTGCAACAAGACTTGGAACTATTACAGGTTTGAGAACTTCAGCTTTTATGCCAGATAATCCAAATCCACCTATTGCTGTTGTTATGCCATCAAGTGTTTCTTATGACGATACTTTCAAAAGAGGAATGCAGACTTATGTTTTCAATGTCCTTGTCATTGTTGGCAGGGTAGATGAAAGAACTGCGCAATCAAATCTTGATGCCTATGTTTCAAGCACAGGCACTTCAAGCATCAAACGAGCAATTGAGGGTGACAAAACTCTTGGTGGAGTTGTGTTCGATACAAGAGTTAGTGAGATGAGAAACTACGGCCAACTACCTGTTGGTGAGGTAACATATCTAACAGCAGAGTTTACAGTTCTTTGCTACGCAGACTAGGAGTAATAACAAATGGCAAAATTTGCTGCAACAGACTATGATGTCAAAATCAATGGTTCAGATTTCTCTGTAAATCTTAACTCAGTTGAATTGTCACAAGAGGCTGACGATTTAGAGACCACAGCTTTTGGTTCGACTTGGAGAACCAGAATCGGTGGATTAAAACAAGCATCACTAACACTAAACTTTATGCAAGATTTCGGTGCAGGTTCAGTTGATGCAACACTTAACCCATTACTAGGTTCAATTGCAACAGTTGTAATCAAACCTACAAGTGGAACAGTAACTGCAACAAACCCAACTTACACAATGACAGCATTGGTAACCCAATACTCACCATTCGCATCAAGCGTTGGCGATATTGCTACACTTTCTGTTACTTGGCCTGTATCTGGCTCAGTAGTTCGCGGAACTGCTGCGTAATTAAAAAAGGAAACAAATGAAAATCAACCTGCGCGTGAATTACAATGATGGTAATTCTAAAGAAATAGTTTGTTCAGCAAGAGACTTAGTTGCGTTTGAAGAAAAGTACAGCAGGTCGGTAGCGAAACTCGAATCAGAGTTCAAACTTACTGACCTGCTTTTTCTTGCTTGGCATTCTGAGAAAAGAACCAATGCAACTAAAAAAGAATTTGATAATTGGTTAGACGAAGTTGATGAAATTGGTGTAAGCGACTCAGACCCAAAATAAAGCCGCTCGGAGAAAACTCTGAGCATTGGTATATCGCTTATTTGGCCTGTGAAACTGGGATTGCTCCCTCTTTGCTTTTACAAGAGTCTGACCGTATGCTTTTCACATTAGGAATGTACTTGCGTTGGAGAGCATCCGAACAAAATAAGAGGTAATTGTGGCTATTGGGCTTTCAACGGAAGTTCGTGGTCTCCGAGAAACCTTAATTGAACTCAAAACATTAGACAAAACTTTATATGACCAATTAAATTCTGACATTAAAAATTATTCTTTACCTTTTGCTAAAGGAATTGAAAACGCTTTACCTAAATCTGTTCCTCTTTCTGGTTTTACTCATAGTGGTGAAACCGCTTTTAGGTCATCTGATAATAAAACTGAAGTTAAAACTGGTAGAAAAAAACCTAGAGGAAACACACCAACAGCTTTATTAAAAGTTGTCGTTAAAGGTCGTGGATTGGCTATCGCTGATATGGCTGGTAGAAAGAAAACTACTGGTCGTTCATCTGGTCGTTCTAAGCCATCTGCTCGCAGACCAACTGGTTACAGAATAAATGGTCAAGGCACAGCATTGATTCGTAACTTAAATAACATTCACGGGGCATCTCGTTTCGTTTGGCCTGCCGCTTTGAAAAATCAAAATTTGATTGATAATAGTATTGAACGTTCTTTACAAGAAGCATCTGCAAAGGTGAACCGAAACTTATTGGTGGTTAAATAATGGCAATTATTGTCCCGATTCTCACGCAATTTGATGATAAAGGAATCAAGTCTGCTGTAAGAGAATTTGAAAGAGCTAAAACCAGCTTAGGTAAGTTCGCTGCTGTTGGTGAGGGTTTCAAAGCAGTAGGAACAAGTCTTACAAGAAACGTCACACTTCCTTTGGCTGTTGCAAGCGCTGGTATATACAAACTTGTTCAAGCAGGTTCAACACTTCAAGAATCTATTTCTAAAACTAACGCTGTATTTGGTGCTAATGCCAGAGAAGTTCAAGATTGGTCAAGAACAACAAGTGCCGCTTTTGGTGTTTCACAACAACAAGCACTTGAAGCTGCTGGAACTTACGGAAACCTTTTCAGAGCATTTGGTCTTGGTTCAAAACAAGCACAAGATATGTCACAAAATCTTGTTGAACTTGCAGCAGATATGGCTTCCTTTAACAACGTACCAATTGATGACGCATTAACTGCATTACGTTCAGGTCTATCAGGTGAAACTGAGCCACTAAAACGTTTCGGTGTTGCTCTAAATGATGCACGTCTAAAAGAAGAAGCATTAAGACTTGGTTTAATTGAAACTACTTCTGGAACTTTACCTATTGCTATCAAATCGCAAGCAGCTTATTCTCTAATTTTGAAAGACACAGCATTACAACAAGGTGACGTAGCAAGAACCTCTGAGGGTTTTGCTGCTCAAATGAAATTCTTACAAGCTGAAGTTTCTAACGTTAAAGCCCAACTTGGTACTGCATTACTTCCAGTCGTTCTTCAATTTGTTGATGTTTTAAGAGAAGATGTCATTCCTCTAGTCCAACGTTTTGCTGACTTTATGACAAACCTAAATCCTAAATTTATTGAAGTCGGTCTCAAAATTGGTTTATTTGTTGCCGCTGTTGGCCCATTGCTATTTATTTTTGGAAGTTTAATTGGCTCTATAAAAACATTTATTGAAGTTTTCAAAATTCTTAACTTAACATTTTTGTTAAGCCCTGTTGGTTTAGTAATCGCAGGACTTGTTGCTCTATCAATAGTTGTTATTAGGGCTTGGAAAACCTCTGACACATTCCGTCAAGGAATAGCCAAACTAGGAAACGCATTCATTGGATTCGTTGAGGGTGCAATAAATTACGCAATCAAAGGTTTGAATTTCTTTATACAAACTATAAACAAAGTCATCAGAGGCTTAAAGTTCTTTGGTGTTGATATTGAAGAAATCGGTGAAATATCAGAAGTAGCTTTTGGTCGTTTATCTTTTAGCGCAGTTGAAGCCAAAAACTCAATGGGTGCTTTAGCAGCACAAACAGATACTTTAGGTATGAACGTTGCTGACCAAGTTGTTCCAGCCATTGACGATATGAATCAAGGATTAAACGAATCTTCTACTGCTATGGACAAGGCTAAAGATGCTGCGAAAAAAGCCGCTCAAGTTATTGTTGATAATCTTGAGGATTCTTTACGAAAAGCAGAGTCAGCTCTTGAAGATGTTAAAGGCAAGTTTAATGATTTCAAAGGCGCGATTGGAAGCACAATCACGGGTATTTTGAATTTTGGTAAAGCAGCCGAATCTGAGGATTTCTTAAAAGGACTTGCAGACCAAGCAACTCAAGCTACTGCGTTTGCTGACAAAGTAAAACAACTTGTTGTTCTTGGCTTAAACGAACGTGCTATCCGTCAAGTATTAGATGCTGGTTTTGAGGCTGGTTCTAAGATTGCTGACAGCATCATTATTGGTGGTTCAACTGTTGTTGAGCAAATAAATACTCTTGTTGATTCCGTGTTTACTGTTGCTGACCAAGTTGGTGAATTTGGTGCTGTTGCTTTCTATGATGCTGGTGTTAAACAAGCAGAAGCAATGGTTGCTGGAATCAAAGCAGAATTAGAAAGAGCAAAAGCAGAACTGAAACTTGTTGTTGAAACTCTCCCAACAGGCGCAACACCAACAGCACCATCTACTGATACAGGCGCAGAATCGCGTAAAACTGATACAGGAACAAAATTACAACCAGGAAAACTTTTAACCTCTACACAATTTGCTAAAGCAGCAAATGTTTTGAAAACCTCTGGAACTGCTGCTGCTTCTTATACGGCTTTAGCTTATGCCTTACAAAATAAAACTGTTCGAATGGCTAAAGGTGGAATTGTTACAGGCCCAACTAACGCACTTATCGGTGAAGCAGGCCCAGAAGCCGTTATTCCTCTATCTGGTGCTAACTCAGCAAAAATGGGTAGCACTTTTAACATAGTTGTTAATGCAGGTATTGGTACTTCTGGCGCACAAGTTGGTAAAGAAATTGTTGATGCTATCCAAAAATACGAACGCTCATCTGGTCAAGTTTTCGCTAGGTCATAAATGAGTCTGCCATCAAAACGCATTGAAATTGAAATAGACCCAAATGCAGGCTTACAACCTTTTTTTACTTTAGATTCACCAACATTAGGTGTATTAGATTCACCTGATGCAATTCTTGGTGGTTTAATTTGGGCTGATGTAACGCCTTATGTTATTGGTTATTCAACCAATCGTGGTTCAAGTCGTTTACTAGATAGATATAACTCTGGTTTGGCTTCGGTAGTTTTTGACAACACAACTCGTCTTTTTGACCCATTAAATACTGCAAGCCCATATTCTGAACAACTTTTACCTAGGCGTGGTTTAAGGATATTTTCAGGTGGTTCTGCTGTTTATCAAGGAATTGTTCAAGATTGGAATTTGGCTTACAACCCTAGTGGAGATAACACAACTACTGCTGAAGTTGCTGACAAATTTTCACTTTTAGCTCAACAAACTATGACTGCGCATACAGCTGTTGTGCAAAATTCTGGAGATAGGGTTAATTCTGTTCTTTCCAGACCTGAAGTTGATTGGTCTTTAGTTGAAAGAAACATTGATACGGGTCAATATCAAATGCAGGCAGATGTTGTTGATAATGGAACAATTGTTTTAGATTATTTGAATCAAGTGACTCAAAGTGAGCAAGGTTCTTTATTTATAGGTAAGAATGGTTACTTGAATTTTCAAGATGCTTCTGTTGGCCCAAGCAGTACAGGTGCAGTATCTTTTGCTGACGATAGTTCTGGAATAAAGTTTACTGATTTATCTGTTGTTTATGGTTCTGAATTGCTTTACAACAGAATATCTTTAACAAGACTTGGTGGGGCAAGCCAGATTGTTGATGATTTAACTTCTCAAGCATTTTATGGAATTACAACTTATGAAATTGATAATTTATTAAACAATTCTGATGTTGATGTAGCAAATATTGCTGATGCTCTTTTAGCAAAATATGCAAACCCAGAATACAGATTTGATTCAATTTCAATTGAATTAGCAGAATTAACAACAGGACAACAAAATCAAATACTAGGCTTAGAACTTACAGATATTGTAAAAATTAAATTTACACCTAACAACATTGGTTCTCCTATTGAAAAATATGCTCGAATTATTGGCATTAGTCATAATGTTGGTAACTTTACTCATAAAGTAAGTTTGAATCTCGATACTTTGGATTTTGCTCCATTTGTTCTTGATGACCCTGTGTTCGGTGTTCTAGGTGGAACAATAGGAACAACTTTGTATAACGATTCAACTCTAACTTATGACGATTTGCTAACATATAATGGAAACACCACTACGATTACAGGATACTCACTTGGCTAATTTTCCTACTTCTTTAGATAATTTTACTAATCCAATTTCAACAGATAACTTAAATAACCCGTCTCATTTTTTACAACACGCTGATGCAAATGACGCAATTGAAGCCGTAGAAGCCAAAATAGGTATTGGGACAGCAACAGCCGCTTCTGCTACTAGCGGTCAAGTTTTGATGGCCAGAACTGGTGGTACTTCCGTTTGGGCAAATGTTGGCACGGTTACAAATGGTTTAGTTTCAGGTGGAACTGTGACTGGCGCTTTTATCTCAGGTGGTACAGCATCTAATCCTATGTTTGTTGCTCCAGAAGAAACTGTAAACATTGTGGCGACAGCTTCATCTGGAACTGTAAACACAGACTTTTTAACAGCAGGTGTCACTTTTGCAACTGCTAACGCAACAGCAAACTGGGTTGTAAATATAAGAGGTAACTCTGGTACAACACTTGATTCTTTACTTACTGTCGGTCAAGCAATTTCTCATACTTATTTGAATACAAATGGTGGTACAGCTTATTACCCAACTGCTTTTAGAATTGATGGAACAGCAATTACTCCTCGTTGGCAAGCAGCAGGCACTCCTAGTTCTGGAAATACTAATTCTGTTGATGCTTATGCTTTTACTGTAATTAAAACTGCCTCTACTCCTACTTACACAGTTTTGGCTTCGCAGACAAGATTTGCCTAATGCCATTAACAGCAACTTTTGGTGCAGTATCTTCAAGAAATTTTGGTTTTCAAGGTTCTTCTAAAAAGTTAGCACCTACTTCTGTTGAATATCTTGTAATTGCTGGTGGTGGTGGAGGAGGGCAAGGCAGAGGTGGAGGTGGAGGTGCTGGTGGATATTTAACAAATACAACAAGCATTTCTGTTAGTACTAATTACACAATAACCGTTGGTGGTGGTGGCGCAATTGCTACTCAAGGAAGCAATTCTGTTTTTTCTAGTGCAACTGCTACAGGTGGTGGTCGTGGTGGCTCACATACCAATAATGACAATGGTGGTGCTGGTGGTTCTGGTGGTGGCGCTGCAATGAACTATTCAAATTTAATTTTTACTGGTGGTAATCCTACGGCTGGACAAGGTAATGCTGGAGCAGGTTCAGGAAATCAAGGTTCTGATGACCCTAGAAATACTGGTGGTGGTGGTGGTGCTATGGCACAAGGTACTAGGGGTGCTGGTACAACAACAAGACCTAGTGGTGGAATTGGTTTACAACTTGGAATAACAGGTGTAAATACTTATTACTCTGGTGGTGGAGGAGGCGCAAGAGGTGGAACTGATAGAACTTCTGCTGGTGCTGGTTATGGTGGTAATGGTGGTGGGGGTCAAGGTGAAGGTGATTTAGTTGGAAGTAATGGAACGGCAAATACTGGTGGTGGTGGAGGAGGCGCAGAAGGTGGTGGTTTTAGTGGTGGTTCAGGAATTGTGATTATTGCTTATGAAGATAGATTTGCTGATTTAGTTAGTATTGGTGCTGGATTAACTTATACAAAAGACACTTCAACAAGGGCAGGATATATTGTATATAAATTTACTGCTGGAACTGGAACTGTGAGTTGGTAATGGCGCATTACGCTTTTTTAGATGAAAACAATATTGTTACAGAAGTTATAACAGGTCGTAATGAGGATGAAGTAATTGCTGGCATTTCTGATTGGGAACAATTCTATGGCGACTTAAAAGGTCAAAAATGTGTGAGGACTTCTTATAATGGTTCTATCAGAAAGAATTATGCTGGCATTGGTTTCTTTTATGATGAAAATTTAGATGCTTTTATTTCACCAAAACTTTTTGAGTCTTGGGTATTAAATTTAGATACTTGTCAATGGGAAGCCCCAATAGAAAAACCTACAGATGAAAAATTTTATTTGTGGAATGAAACACTTAAAAATTGGGTAGAGATACCCCTATAATAAGAACATAGAAAAGGAAAATAATGGCTGGTTTAGGTAGAAAAACGTTTGTTGCTGGAGATATTTTAACTGCAGCTCAGGTTCAAGGTTATTTGCAAGACCAATCGATAATGGTTTTTGCTTCAAGTGCAGCAAGAAGTTCAGCAATACCAACCCCATCACAAGGAATGTTCTCATACCTAACTGCCGATTCCACGTTATATACCTATAATGGAGTTGCTTGGGTAGCCTTTACCTCTGGTGGCGGCGGTTCAAGTGGTTTTGAATCTAATTTTCTTTTGATGGGAGCATAAGTGCCAACAACTTACAAAGTTTTAGGTCAGCTTGCTGCAGCATCTGCTGTTGCCGCAACTGAGACAATTTATCAAGCAGGAACAGCATCTGGAACAGCAACACAAACTGTTGTTTCAACTGTATCTGTTTGCAATCGTGGAACAGCATCAACTACTTATCGTCTTGCTGTAAGACCTGATGGAACAGCAGTTAATAATCAACATTATCTTGTTTATGATGCCACTATTCCAGCAAACGATTCTGTATTTTTAACACTTGGTATTACTCTTGATGGCGCAGACATTTTGGCTGCCTATGCAGGAAATGCAAGTTTAACTTTTAATGCATTTGGTTCTGAAATAACTGCTTAACAGGAGTTCTGAATATGCCAATGTTTAGAACAACTGAACAGATATTTAAGGGCGGTTTAGTTTTTGATGATAACTGGCTTGATGTTCCAGAGGGTCATTTTGATTATCCAATGCCTGATGGGTTTTGGAATCCTAAACAAGAAATAAAAGTTGAAGATGTTGATTTCTGGGAAGTCATTAAAGAATCTGGTGGGGGCAATGGGATTTATGCAGCCTACCAACCTTATGCAGAAATTTATTTAGTGAGGCATCACGATACTTTAGTTGAAGTTTTTTCAGGCAAAAATGCTAATTTGAGGGCTGAACAGTTTTGTGCAAAAATGAATATTTCTTATCCTAAAACTAATGACGTGATTTATGCCGTCTTATAAATCAAACCTAAATATATTTTTTAATAACCAATACTTAAAAGACCCTTGGACAATGTCTTTTACTAATGAAGAAATTGACTATACAGAAGTTGATGTTTGGGAAATTTTGCACGAGGTTAAAAATTCTAATGATGGAATTGATTTAGGCATTTATGCTTCTTTTGACCCTTTTGGGGAACTTTATATGATTACAGATAAAACCAAGGTTGTAACTTTTTTTGGGGAAAATGCTATAAATGAAATTGAGTCTTATTTGAAAGACCACAATTACGATTTTGAGTTGAATGATAAAGTTGTTATTGGAAATAAAACTATTTTTGAGGAAGTTAAATAATGGCCATTAAGAGAGCTTCTGAGGGCAATCTAACTTTGAATAGCCCTGATGGGTATAAAGACACCATTATTCAAGGCATTGGTGCTAATCATTTTGTTGTTCAAACTTTTACTTCTAGTGGGACTTGGGTAAGACCTAGGGGCGTAAGAACTGTTGAAATTCTTGTTGTTGGCGGTGGAGCAGGCGGAGTTGGTGGCGCAGGTTCAACTGTTGGTCGTGGTGGCGGTGGAGCAGGTGGATTGTTATACGAATCTGCTTTGAATGTTTGGCAAAATACTTCTGTATCTGTAACTGTTGGAACTGGTGGCGTTAGTGGTGCTTCGGGTAATAGTTCTCAATTTAGAGAAATGTTAGCTTTTGGTGGTGGCGCTGGGGGTAATGCTGCTCCATCAAACGGTGTTCACGGTTCAGGTGGTGGTGCAGGTTCACAAAATGGCGGATATAACGGCACAGGTGGCGCTTTTACTAGAGGTCAAGGTTTTGCAGGTGGTGGTTCAAGTGCGCAGAATTTACAAAACAATGGTGGCGGTGGTGGTGGCGGAGCTGGCGCTGTTGGTTCAAATTCAAATACTTTTAACGGTGGTGCTGGAGTTGCTTATTCAATAACTGGAACTTCTGTAACTTACGCTGGTGGTGGTGCTGGTGGTTGGGGACAAAATGGTCAAAATAATAATTCTGGTTCAGGCGGTGCTGGCGGTGGCGGTAACAGCTCAGCAGCAAATACTGGAACACCTAACTCTGGAACAAATGGTTTAGGTGGCGGTGGTGGCGCAGGAGTTTCAGCAACTTCTGGCGGTAACGGTGTTGTCATCTTAAAATACAAGGTTGGTGTGTAATGGGTATTCGTAGAGCAACATATCAAGGTTTAGGTTTGAGAGCATTTGATTCACCTAACGTTCAAATGAATGCTAGACAAGTTAATACAAGATTAGAAGTTTTTAGCGCAAGCACAGTTTGGGTTTGCCCACCAGGTGTTACAAGTGTTGAACTTTTATGTGTTGGTGGCGGTGGTGGCGGTGGCGCAGGCGCAACTGTTCAACCTGGTGGTGGTGGCGCAGGTGGTTTAATTTATAACGCAAACTTTGCTGTAACAGGTGGAACTTCTTACACGGTAACTGTTGGTGCTGGTGGTGGTCAAAATGCTAGTGGCGCAAATTCTGTTTTTGGTTCACAAACTGCTATTGGCGGTGGCGCAGGACAATCAAGGGCTAATGGTGTTTCTGGTGGCTCAGGTGGTGGCTCAGGTGGAGATAACGGTTTTGGTGCAAACGGTGGAGCAGGTACAGCAGGTCAAGGATTTGCTGGTGGAAACTCTCCAGCACAAAATACTTCAAATGGTCAAGGTGGTTCAGGCGGTGGAGCTGGTGCTGCTGGAAACAATAACGGTGCAGGTGGAGCAGGTTTGTCTTATTCAATAACTGGTACTGCAAAATTTTACGCAGGTGGTGGTGGTTTAGCAGGTAGAGATAACGCTACTGCTACTGCTGGCGGTTCTGGTATTGGTGGAAGTGGTGGAAGAAATCAAGGTGGTGGAGACTATAGACAAGGTAGTGGTGCGCCATTCACAGGTTCAGGTGGAACAGGTTCAGGTATAGATTCTGTTGGTGGTTCTGGTGGTAGCGGAATCGTAATAATTAAATACAACTACTAAATGTAATATTTTTTCTGCCAATACATTTTTTTATAAGCACTATTGAACATAGTTTTTAATAAAGAAATTTCTTTATCATTATCTATTGGCTCATCTGAATAATCCATTTTCCAATCTTCACGCTTAAAAGGAATAACTTGCATAATAGGTGTTCCTCTAGGAATTTTTCCTTCCCAATTTTTTCTAATTAAAAACGGAAAGTGAATTGCAGAAGTGTAAGTATCAGTATCAACAATTGCTGGAAAGCATTGAAAAGGAAGTTCATTTCTAATTAGTGGAGAAACAAACAAGCTGCTGTATCCTTTAGGGGTTTGTATTTTAATTGGGTTAAACCATTTGAAAGCCTCATCTTTGTAATAACCCATAGGTAAAGGCATACCTTGTAATTGATTTTTTTCGTGAACTTCAACAACGTTGCTTTCGTGTGACCAAGTAATCCGAGAACAACCATTTTCTACTTTGACAATTATGTCTGCGTAAGAAAAAAATAAATATCCACTTGTCATTCCGTCAAATAAAGGAATGCATCTTTTAACCGTATGGCTATTTGGCCCAAATTCTTTACCAACTGGGGTGTTCATATGAAGCATTTGCATTGGCATTTTTTTATACCAATCAGGTGTTTCAATTTTGGCTGGTTTAGGGCGTAATGCTAAATTCTCATACCCCAAAATGGGGTTAAATTTAATTTTTGGCACAAAACCAGCATACTCTTGCGTGATATTATTTCAATATGACACTCATAAAACTAGCAATATTTGATGATTCTAAAACAGTTCAGCAGGTTGTTGTTACAACCGAATTAGAAAAAGATACTTGGCTTTCAGGAAATTTAGACATTACAGATAACTATGTATTACTCAGCGAGTCTGAGACAGAGCCTAATATTGGCTGGTCTTGGAATGAAGCAAAAGATGCTTGGATTGCCCCACAACCACATTCCAACTGGGTTTTAGATGACAACAATCAATGGAATCCACCTTTACCTAAACCAACAGAAGAACCAGAGGGTGATTGGTTTTGGCATCAAGAAGAAAACCTGTGGAAAGATGTTATTCATATACCCCTTGAGGAGCAATAATGAAGTTATCAATTATTAAAGACGTAGTATTTCGCTCAATAGCTTTATTTATGACTATGGCACTTCCTGCTATTGGTGCTGGTGCTTTTGCTGGTGTTGAACCAGTTCAATCAGCTCTTATTGCTGGGGCGCTTGGTGTGTCTAAGGTGCTTACAGATTTAGCCAAAGCATTCTTGGATGATGGACAACTTACACAAGATGAAGTTGATGCTGTATTCAAACGTGCTAATAAAAAAGGTGAGGGTGGCAAGTAATAATGGGTTTACCTATTAAAGACGGCAAAATCACAACACCTTTTGGTAAAAAAGGCAAGATGTGGTCCTCTGGTGCTCATACTGGGGTAGATTTTGCAGTTCCATCTGGTACTGACATTGTTGCTGTTGCTGACGGAAAAGTTGCAAACGCTAATTGGGGCAAAGCCTATGGTGTGCAAATAGTTCAAAAAATTGATGGTCAAGATACTTGGGTTATTTATGCGCATCTTTCTAAATCACTTGTTAAACCTGGTGATGAAGTTAAAAAAGGTCAGCACATAGGCGAATCAGGTAATACTGGTAATTCTTCTGGTCCACATTTACATTTTGAAGCTAGAAACAATGTGCGTTGGTCTGCTGGTAAAGCACAAGACCCGAAAGCGATTCTGGAAGCATAATTGAATAGGCGCACAAAACTGCGCTTAATTCTTTCTTTACTCTTACTGGGTTTTGTTATGTCTCCAGCGTTTGCTGATGAAACAACAATTGTTTTAGACCAACAAACACCTTATATTGATGTACCTGTTGAAGCTACTGAGCCAACAACTTTAACTGTGCAAACAACTACTGGCACACCCCAGACAAATCCTGGATTTATTGATTCGTGGATTGAACTTTGGCAAGGCACAACAAAACTTTTCGCTAATGATGATGGTGCGCATTCTGCAACAAATGTTTTAGCATCAATTATTACTGCACCTATTGATTCAGGAATTTATTTTATTCGCGCTACTTCTTTTGCTTATATGTGTTGTAATCAGCAACCTTATGGAAGTTATCTTTTAACTTGGTCTGGTGTTACAACCATTCCAACAGCCACGCCAACACCAACAACAACCCCAGAGCCGACAGCAGAGCCGACTCCCACAAGTGAGCCAACTCCCAGCGCAACACCCGAACCAACACCAACAGAAGTTTCACCTACACCAACACCAGAACCAACGCCAGAACCAACCCAAGAACCAATAATAGATAACTCAAATAACGAAACTCAGGCAACTCCGACCCTAGAAGTAACCCCAGAGCTGATAGAGACAGCAATCCCAGAATTAGAACAAGTTGAAGAAATTGTTGAACCAGAAACAATTGAAACTCCTATCGAAGAACCTGCATTAAGTGTAGAACAAATACAAGAACAAATAAACGCTGAATACATTGCAGAAAATACAATAGAATTACAAGTACCAACTGCGCTTGCAGATATACCAGGTGCTGCACAAATTTTTGCAGCAACAGAAGCGATTTTGAATGTTGGTTCAGATATGACTCAAGAACAACGGGAAGAATCACAAACTGTTGTTGTGGGCGCAATCATTGTTACACAAATTGCTTCTATGGCATCTGTTTCTGTATCACAAAGTCAAAGGAATAGAAAATAAATGTTGAATTGGGTTAAAAAATATGTTGTTGCTATTACAGGTGATACTTGGACTTATGTGGGTTTGCTTATTGCTTATTTCACTTTGGATGGGTCAGCAAAGCAAGTAACTGGTGTTCTTATCCTCGGTGGTCTTGTAATATGGCTAGTAACTCTGCCTATAAGGGATTCTGATGACTAACGCAATTATTATGGCTGGTCAGGTTGCTGGTGCTTTGTCGGCTATTGGCGCTGTTGTTTTTGTGATTGTTAAATATGTGGTTGTTAAACCGATTCAGAATTATATTGATAAGGCTACTTACCCAATTTCCCCTACAAGTAATGGCGGTAAATCGTTGCCTGATGCTATTCGTGGGATTAAAAGGATTGAAACAAAGTTGGAAAAGATGGATGCGCGTGTGCAGGTTCTTGAGGACACGCTGAAAGTCCCCCAAGTCTAATAATTGTCAGACCTACCCTTTATATTGTGTATAACAGGGAAAGGACAGAAATGCCTAATATTACTGACCCAGAAATCTGGGACAAACTATCGGATAAAGCTAAAGTTAAATGGCTTTCAATTCAAGCTGATTTAGCAGAAGCAAGATGCTCAACGTGCTATCAATACACTTGCACCTGCGGAGAGGACTTCTAAATGGGTTTCGATTTGAGTTCGTATGCCACCGTTCAAGAAAGAATTGCCGAATTTTGGTCGCTTTACCCAAATGGTCGTTTAGAAACTGAACTTGTTTACCATTCTGATACTTCTTACATTGTGAAAGCATCAGCGTATAAGAATGCTACTGACCAGTTTCCTAGTGCAACTGATTATGCTCAAGAAACTGTTGGGGCATCAATGACCACAAAGAACTTTCCATTGGAGACTTGTAGCACTTCTGCGATTGGTAGGTGCATTGCAACTCTTGGTCTTTCAACTCGTAAAAATGAACCGAGACCATCACGCGAAGAAATGGAACGTGTTGTTGCCAAAGAATCTAAACCAATGAATTTTACAGATGGCCCTATGGGTCGTGCTAAAGCAACAGAAAAACAAATAGGTTTTGCAATCTCAATGCTAAAAGAAATCGCACAACGATTGGAATTTAGCTTTGAGGATGTAATGAAATGGGCGTGTGAGGAATACAAGTGCCAAACACTTGAAGATTTCTCTATGAAACAAATTTCACATTTCATTGCAGATTTGCAAAAAACAAAGCAACAAGGCGAATCGTCTGTGTTCTATAACTTGGTGAGAGCCAAGAAAGGCGCAGATTATGACCCTTGGGCTACGCCTAACAACTAGGTAAGGAATCTATTGCTAGAAAAACTACTCCTATTACTTGCGCCAACTTATGTTGAACAAGATGAGAAAGTAGCAATAACAGCAGTTAGACAGTATGTGCGCGAGCAATACTCTGCAACACAATGGAAATGTATTGACGAGTTGTGGCAAAGAGAAAGTTCGTGGCAGACGAAAAAGAAACCTTGGAGAGCCAGAAACGCATCAAGTGGTGCTTACGGAATACCGCAAGCATTACCTGCTTCAAAAATGGTTTCTCACGGGGTTGATTTTTCAACCAATCCTTACACCCAAGTAAATTGGGGAATGGATTACATTTCCAAAAGATTTGGAAATCCTTGTAGGGCGTTAGCATTTCACGACAGAAAAGGCTGGTACTAAAAGATGAATCCTGCGCTCATCTTTCAAGCAAGTATTTTAATTATTCTTGGAATCGCTGGTTTTGTAACCATTTTTTTTAATTTCAAACGCTATTGTGATTTGACTGAGAAAGAGGACAAGTGAAAAACATTAGAAGTTTTGGAAGCGTTGAGAAACGCGATACAGGTAAATTTCGTGCCAGATTTACAGATGGCGAGTCAAAGATTTCTTTGGGTCAATTCGATACTAAAGAGGAAGCTGAAAGGGCGCTGCAAGATTATATGAAAAAAAATAATATTGTTCAGGTTGAGGAAGTTGAGGATGTTGTAGGGCAAGCATCTAAACCTTTTGTTGAAATGACAAAGGATACGGCTGAGATTTCTACTGGTGTTGTTGATAAACCGATTACTGATTGGGATTCTATTCTTTTAAGTTTTGGTTTAGACCCAAGTATTTTTGAGATTGCTGATGACAAAGTCAAAATGTCTAAATGGCAATCTTCTAAGCGTTTAGAAAATGGCGATAGGGATTTGATTTGGCTTTATTCATATAAAGCAACTTTTATGCGTAGGAATGTGTCTAGGGTGTCTGAGGATGACATCAAAGAGATACGTTCCAGTATTAGGGCTTTTAAGCCCTCTAAAGGCACTTCTAAGGCTACTGCGGAAGCACCATCAACTTTTGTGGTGTTGTGGTCTGATTGGCAATTAGGAAAATCATCTATTGGAGTAAAAGGCACAACTCAACGCATTATCAATTCTTTTGATAAAACTGCTACAAGAATTAAAGAGCTACAAAAAGCAGGTCGAAATATTGAGCAAATAGCTTTTGTAAATCTCGGTGACCCAATTGAGTGCGTTTCGGGTCATTATGCAAGTCAAAATTTTTCAGTTGAATTAACTATGAGGCAGCAACTGCTTTTGGCTTTGGATTTATTTACCCTAGGAATAAACACACTAAGTCCACTTGTTCCTAAACGTAAATTCATTTCTACTTTAAGCAATCACGGAGAATGGACTAGGAATGGTTCAGGAAAAGCACAAACAACTGATTCTGATTCTGCTGACGGATTTTTGTCAGATGCTTTGCAAAGAATTTTGAATGGTTATGACTTGATTGATGAATGGCATATACCTCACGATGAAATGACAACTCAAGTTAATCTTTCAGGTGTTGAATGCGCGTTCACTCACGGACATAAAATTTCTGGAAAAGAATTTGAATGGTTGCGAGGACAAACATTAAGACTGTTAAAAGACAATGGTTCTGAACCTCAATTATGGTTTCAAGGTCATAAGCATCATTTTCTTGCAACAGATTTTGGGCCATTTACAAGATTTCAAGCTCCGTCAATGGATACAGATGGTGAACATTCAAGTAACGGCAGTAAATGGTTTACCGATATGTCTGGACAATGGTCATCAAGTCCAGGTACTTTAACCCTGCTGGTAGGTCAGCACGATAAAAAGAAATGGAGTGACATTTCGTTATGACAAGTGAGCAACTAGCAAAAGCGATAAGTCACGCCATCTCTAATGTTGAGAAACGGATACTCAGCATTGGTGCTTCTCAATACGACTCTGGCGAGCGACAAAAAATTGAGGATAAGACACCAGCAGAGGTTTTAGATGATGCACTTGAGGAACTTGATGATTGTCTAGCTTATGTAGCTTGGACTAGGATTAGGGTTCAAAAGCTGCGTGCGAATCTCAAAGATGTCATCTGAGCCATTCCCTAGTGGTTCAGATGTCCTAAGTGTCGGGTTGGCTCTTGTGTCCCCTTTCCTGCTGACCCGACACACCTTAGACACCCCCCTTGACAGACCTACCCCCTGTCGTTATACACTTGTATAACAAGGTCAAGGAAAGGGCCAAGATGAACAAGGTAACAATCGTAAGAGCTTCAGAAATCGGAGCTTGTGAAACAGATGGTGGCAAATTTTGTGCATTCTGTGACGAACATAATTATTTTGTACAAGGTACACGCAAATCATTAGAGGGTCGTTTTACTTTCGAGATTTGTCCAAAGTGTGAATGGCCAAACAAATGAATCAAATACTTCATAAGAACGCTAAAGGTGAAACAAAATATTACGCTTCATATCAAAGTGCTTGGAATGCTTGCATCAGATTAAATGAAAAAGAAACAAATGGTGTTTGGAGATTTGAAGCAGATTTAGTTGGTTGGTATTTACAACTAGAAGAAGAATAAACAAACAAAGAAAGGTAATAATGTCTGACAAATCAGGGAAAGAAAACCTGATTGCCCTGCGCTTGAACAATACTCAAATGCGTGCAATCAAAGCGTTCGCAAAACAACACAACGCATCAATATCTGAAGTAATCCGTATTTCAATAGAGATGATGATTCCAGAGGCTAAAAGATGAACAGAGCAAAAGTTGCATCAAATCTTGTAAAAATGACTTGGTTGCGTGACCATCCAGCATTAGCAACAACCGACTTAGATATAAACCAGATTGATTGGAAAACAATTGACAAGTTTGAATGGAATCGCACTCAACTTGTTTTAATTGAGGTTCTTCGTTTTATCAATTGTGGTGAGTCTTTGATGCGTTTGTCTGAGATAAATCTTTTATCACAAGATGAAAAGCGTGTTGTGGCTTTGTCACTAAATATGTTGTACAACGATTTAGGGCTTGAGGAAAATCTAGTTTAAGAATGACAAATCAATCTGATTGGGATTTAGATTTATCATTTGGTAAAGCTGGTGAAGTCCAGGTCAATGAACTTTTAACAGCTTCAATTGAAACTGTTGAAGTAAAGCGTGATAGGCGTTGGAAAGAAACAAAGAATCTTTATATTGAGATGGCTTGTTTCTCTAAAAAGATTAACTCCTGGTATTTATCGGGTTTGAGTACAACTAAGGCATCTCATTGGGCTTTTGTGTTAGAGGACATTGTTTTAATTGTTCCAACATTGAAGCTCAAAGATGTTGTTGCGGCTAAGGGTAGAAAGATAGAGATGATTCGACCTGAGTATTCGACACGCGGTTATTTGATTAACTGGACTGATGTTGGTATTTAATTCCAGCTTGTGATAGAACTTGTAGTCGAGTGACAGAGGCTCTGCGTAATCTCTGGGCGTGCTAATCCCACGTTAAATCTGCGTTTGAGGCAGATATTTAATCTTGCAAGAAAATAATCAAGCGAGCAGAAAATCGATAATCTGCGAGTAGTTGTGAGAATGTCAAAACGGGTTGCCTGATATTGACTAGGGACTTACCTCTACAAATGGCGCAATCGGGCTGAAATAGCCCCCATCTGACTCCTTTATACCCATACTGGGCGTAATTGAGGGTGGTTGAATTATTCGCCATCCTCTGCCTTGTTTTGCCCCGCCTGAACGTAAAATCTGTCGAACAGGTGTTCTAGACATTTCGGACATAAATCGTTATCAAATTGTTATCAAAATGTGCTTGAAATAGCTTGCTTTTGTTATACCTCTCGTTTAGTATTGTTATACAAGGTCAAGGAAAGGACCAAAAATGAACGCAGCAAGACTAAAGACAACAGAAGTACAAGAAGCAGCACAAGCTTTTATAGCATCAGGATTCAATGCTGACGATATGCGCCCATTGATGAATTTGATGTCTTGGCAAACAAGTTACATTCAAAAAAGATTCTGGAAGATTGTTGATTCAGCTAGAGAGCAAAGTAACTAAGGGTCGAAAAGATTTGGGCTGGTAACAATGCCAGCCCTTAGTCCAAGGAAAGGGACAAAAAAATGGCAACATTAGTAATGCAAAAGCAAGACACAGCAGTTGAATATCAAGAATTTACTTGGCAAGCAATCAAAGCCTTAGCAGATAAAATTGGTGTTCATTATTACGCTCAAAATGATTATTTGAGATATGGCATTGGTTTCAAAGCTAATCGTCACGATTTATCTGAAATCAAAATTGTTGGTTATGTTGATTCATCAGGTAAAAATGAACACGATTCAAGCACAATTCTTAGATTGTCTTGGAAATGTTTTGAACAGACTTTAGAACTTTATTTTCTAAAAAACAATATTAAATACGAATTAGTTAAACCTGGTAGACACCCAAATACAGGTTTTGCTCAAAGTCCATATATTCGTATATTCAAATAACAAACTTCTGCTGGTGGGCTTCCTGCGTTGTCTGCCAGCAGAACCTAAAAAGGAAAGAGGGAAAAATGAGTAAGACAAAAGAAGCATTACCTGATGCAATTTATGAGAACTTTGATTTATTTGCATCAATTATTGACCAGTCAGTCAATCCTGATAGTGAGCTTGTTTGTTTGGAATGTGGTTTTGGTTTCAAGCACGACAATTCTTGGAGTGGTCAAGTTTTAGCTGGAACAGTTGTCATTGACCATTACTTTGCAAACCATCCTGCGAACCAAAGGGATTTCTAATGATTGAAATTGTTTGTTCTGGTTGCAGTTGGGTAATAAATGTCAGTCGTATAACGGACAATAGTGTTTGTGGTTGGTGTTTTGAACAATTAACGGAAAAGGACAAAGTAAATGCGTAGTGTGAAAAGAGATGGTGAGCATATTGTTGTGCATATTCCTCAAGCTGATTTGGATTCTATGGCTAGATGGATTGCTCATAATGTGGTTAATAAGTCTGAGCGTATTAAAGATTTATCAACCAAGATTGTTGAGGGTGATTTATCTTTACAAGACCTTTATGCGCAATCTTTGATTGAAACCCTTGGTATTGATGATTGGGCTTTAGTTTTAGATGGTGCTGAGGCTTTGGCGTTATGTGATGAGTTAGCTGATGTTATTTATGATGAGAAACCAGAGGGTTTTGGGCCTGTCATAAAAACTAACGAGAAACCAACACTTCGTTTAGTAAAGATTTGTGTTGAATGCCAAAAAGGTTTTGTTAAGGGCGATTCACACGATTGCGCGGTCAGATAATGACTTTCTACGATTACGCAATCTGGATGGTTTATTTGTTTCTTCTAACACTTCCTTGGACAATTCATAAACTGCCAGGAAAGAACAAATGATTACAAGAAAGAATGATGATGGTTCAATAACTTTCATTTATGAGTCTTGGGATGAGTTAGTTAAATCTGAACCAACTTGGCAACCTGATGCTGATTTATATTCCAAGGACAGAGCAGATGAAAGAATCTGGGGTTATTAAATGGAAGCAATCATTATCGGTATGCAAATCGTAATTATGTATCTACTCGTAAAGCTACTTGCTAAATGAGTAAATCAAAGCAGAAAGGGACATTGGCTGAAACTGCTGTTGCTGATTATTTGAAGCAAACTTTCCCAGCAGTTGAAAGACGTGCTCTCGCTGGAGTTAATGATAAAGGCGATATTAGCAATGTCCCATTCAGCGTTATAGAAGTCAAAAATCAACGCTCATACAAGATTCACGAATGGATGAAAGAAACCGAAACTGAGCGCCTAAATGCTCAAGAAGAACTAGGTGTTTTAGTCATCAAGCCGAATGGTGTGGGTGTGTCAAAGGTTAATCAATGGTGGGCTGTTGTAAGTTTAGAAACCATTACAAAGCTAATTAAGGATTTAGAAAGTGCTAAAAGATTGCAGTCATCCCGTGATTGATGGCACTCAAATCTGCGCAGAATGCCCAAAACCAGATGATTGGCAAACACACGCTAAATGCCTTGATGCTGACCCTGAAATGTTTTTCTGTGAAGCAGATGATGTTCCTGCAATTAAATCAGCGATAAGGATTTGTTTAGGTTGCCCTGTTCGTGGTTTTTGTTTAGAAGATGGTTGGTCAAACAAGTGGGGTATTTGGGGAAGTTTTACTGCTGCAGAACGTGAAAGGTTAAGGAAAGCGTTTCCTATGCCAAATGATGTTAAACATAAAAGAAAAGTTATTCGAGTGATTGCGCACAGATTATGAACGAAAAAGAATTATTTAATAAGCTAAAAGAGTTTTATATGCCTGACTTAGTTAAATCATCAGGTATTTATGATTCATATGATTGCTTTTCTAATGCAAGACAATTATTTATTGAGCTGAAGTGCCGTAAGTCTCATTATGAGAACTTGATGATTGAGCAATCAAAATATGCTCGACTCAAATATGAGGCTGGTGAACGTGGAATGATTCCTACTTATATTTGTTCAACACCTCAAGGTGTGTGGGCTTTTGATTTGCGTCTTTTTGAACCAGAGTGGAAAGACCAAACTGATTTACCAACAACAACAGAGTTCGAAAACAGAACAAAGAGAACTAAGTCTGTTGGTTTCTTTCCTATAACCAGGGGAAGTCGTCTAACAAAAATAAAAGGAGAAAAATAATGCCATTACCAACAATCATTATCGTAGGTAATTTAACGCAAGACCCAGAACTACGTTTCACAACAACAGGTAAAGCAGTTGCCTCACTCCGTGTTGCTTGTTCTGAGAGAAAGAAAGACCCAGCAGGTCAATGGGTTGATGGAGATAAAGTTTATTTGAACGTGAACGTTTGGAATGACACAGCAGAGAACACAACTAAAACAGTTGTTAAAGGCGACACAGTTGTCATCACAGGTAAATTCAAACAACGCTCCTACACAGCCAAAGATGGCACAGAGAAAACAGTTTTTGAAGTAGAAGCTGATTCTGTTGGTGCTGAACTTAGACGTAAAGCATTTGCACCACAGGCTGAGATTATGAGGGATAAGCCTCACGCTACACAATCTGAGAACAATCCTTGGGTATCAGATACCTTTTAGGATTAGCTTATGAACAGGAAACCTATCAGACCACGCTCAGCGAAAATGGAGAATCTTTACGCCACAAAGCGTAGGAATCTTGTTCGCAAGATGTTGGCTGATAGACCTGTTTGTCAAAGATGTTTGTCAGATAGAAGTCAAGATATTCACGAAATCAAATCGCGTGCCAGAGGTGGTTCGATTACTGATGAGGAAAACTTGGTTGCTCTTTGTCGTAAGTGCCATAACTGGGTTACTTGTAATCCTGAAGAAGCGTATCAACAAGGGTGGTTAAAACATTCGTGGGAATAGAAATCTTTGATGACCCTGTTGGGCAGAGGATTAAAGCTCTGTTGATGAATTATGCTTTGGAACATTACGAGAGCACACCTGAACAACTTGAGCCAGGTATTAACCAAACTCATATGATTGTTGGTTTCACTCGTCAAGCAGTTATTGATTCTTTGATGGCTGAGGTTGAGGTTATGACTTTTCGTAACGTCAATTCAAGTGACCATCAGATACCAACTTTGTTCATTGCTGGTGTGTTGCACGCTGCTGATGTTGCTGCAGGTAAAGGTTCTGTTATTGGAAAAGGTGAGTGATGGGTAAGGGTAAAGGTAGAGGTAAGTCTGGTGGTGCTCGTAATGACAATCGTAAGTGTGGCAAAGCGTGGAAGAAGAATCCTCGCAAGCAACGCAAAACTGGTAGAACCATTGGTGGTTATAGCCCAGCAAAGTTAAAGATTCGTGAACAGAAACGTGCTTATGTTAAAACACACACTCCTAATGAAATCACCATAGAAGCGTTAAAAGAAGCTGAGGCAACTGATGAGTAATTGTCGTTCAGGTTGCGAAACACAAGACCACAACACTTATGCCGAATGTTTACAGGCTGCAAACATATCCATTGACCGAGAGAGCCTAAAAGTTAAATGACAACAATAGGAATTGCATCAACAAACAAACAATGCGTGATGATGTCAGAATCAGGGATAACTGACGAGTCTTATCACACAGCACCACCAATGAATAAGATTATTCGCCAAGGTGAATGGCTTATCGCTGCAGCAGGTGCTGACCGTGTTTGTGACGTGTTGCAATATTTAGTTAAGTATCCAGCAGTTCCACCACAACTAAAAAAGAAAGAGGACATAATGAGTTGGTATCAATGGGTAGCAAAAAGAATCATTCCTTTAATTAGAAAGGTTGCACAAGAACAATTAACACTAGATGTTAAAGATGGTGTAGCCGAACTACCAGAATCAGAACTACTACTTGTAACACACGGCAAAGCATTCAGCATCAGCAACACACTAGGTATTAGTAGATGCACACCATATTGGGCAATAGGTTCAGGTGGCTCACTAGCTTTAGGTTCACTTGCAACAGCATTCAGAACAACAAAAGACTGGAACACCAATCACACTAAATATTTATATGATGCAATCGAAACAGCAACCACCCACGACAGCTTTTCCCACCCACCAATCTACGGATGGGTTTCCCAAACCAATGGGACAATTAAACAATGGGATTCAAAAGACCTTGCCTCACCTGTGGCACACTCGTTGAGAAAGGAAACCGTTGCGTTAAACACCAGAGCGAATACATTGCAAAGTTAGACGAAAGACGTAAACCAAACAGAACACACTATTCAGGCGATTATCGCAAAAGAGCAAAACAAGTAAGAGAATCAGCCACAATATGTTGGCTATGTAAACAACCATTCACAGACACAAAACAAATCACAGCAGACCACTACTACCCTGGTGTCCCACAATCACCACTATTACCAGCTCATAAATCCTGTAACAGCTCAAGAGGCAACAAACCCCCTACGGCATAACCGAGGAGTGGGCAAAAATCTCATTCCAAACAAACAAGCTCACTATCAGGATTGACTGACTGGTCAA